AGATTTGGCAATCTTTTCCAACGCAATTTCTTGACCTATAATTGATTTTTTTAACTCACCTTCAATCTCTAACATCCTTTTACCTTGATCCCCACTAATTCTTTTTAATGGTATTCCAGTCATTGAAGACACCACTTCATTAACATCCTCAATGGTTACAACAGTTCTTTCGTTATTCAAATTTGTTAACCATTTTTCTTTTTCTAAAACTAATTTTTCATTAACCTCCCTTTCCTCATCTCTTAACTTTGCAGCCTCTTCGTATTTTTGTTTCTTAACAACCTCACTTTTTCTGTTCTTAATTTCAACAATCTTCTCCTCCAATTTACTTATAGATGATGGTGGTTTGATAGATAGTTGACTTTTTGAACCTATTTCATCCATAATATCAATTGCCTTATCAGGAAATTCCCTATCTGTAATATATCTGTCAGCCATTTTAACACAATGTTCAATAGTTACTAATGGGTAAGTTACTTTATGGTAAGTTTCATATGAAGATTTAATTTTATCTAATATTTGAATTGTTTCCTCTATTGTAGGTGGTTCAATTAGAACTTGTTGGAATCTTCTCGCTAATGCACCATCTTTTTCGATATGTTCTCTATATTCATCTAAAGTAGTTGCACCAATCAACTGTATATCACCCCTAGCCAACGCAGGTTTTAATACATTCGCAGCGTCCATAGAACCTGATGAGTTACCCGCACCTACCATAGTATGTAATTCGTCAATAAATAAGATTACATTATCGACTTCCATTAATTCATCCACCACACCTTTTATTCTTTCCTCAAACTGACCTCTATACTTAGTACCTGCAACTAAAGACGTTAAATCTAATGACACAACTCTCTTATCTAATAAAGTTCTAGGTGCATCACCCTGTGCAATTTTTAACGCTAAACCCTCAATAATTGTAGTTTTACCAACACCAGGGTCACCAATTAAGACTGGATTATTTTTTTTCTTCCTAGCCAAAATCTGTGCAACTCTTTGTATGGACTCATCCCTACCAATTACAGGATCAATTTTACCTTCAGACGCCCTTTTAGTTACATCCACAGAAAAATTATTTAAAATAGGGGTGTCGTTGGATTTAGTACTACCTTTTGGTTTGGGTATTTTACTGAAATTGTCTTCACCATCTCCACTTACTGGCTCAATAGAGTTTTCGATAGAAGTTTTGTAACTGTTATAATTTATTTTCATCCCTTTTAATATACTACTTATGTCATTTTTTACTTTTAATGTTGCCAACAAAATATGTTCCGTATCCAAATATTCATTATTCATCAAATCACATTCTTTTTCTGCACCCTTCAAAATATTTTCAGTTACAATTTCCAAAGGGAACTCTTTTTTATTTACCAACATAGTGTTAAAATCGTCCCTATCCTTATGTAATTTCTTCTCAATACTCTTATGTAGTTTATCTACATCAACACCCATACTTATTAACGCCTTAACCGCATTATTATTATAATCATTTATCAATGAGATGATTATATGTTCAATCTTTACTTCATTGTCCCCATAAAATTTAGCCTGTTTGATGGACATATTTATGATTTTCTTCACCTTAGGCAAAATCTTTTTCATATACGATTTGTTTTTTATTATAAATATCCTTATCTTTGTATTCAAATTTAATAAATAAAATATGAAAAGTCAATATGAAGTTATTTTGGGTGACACTAAAAATGTGTTAAAAGAAATGATTGAGTCGAATGAAAAGGTTGATATGATTTTTACATCACCCCCATATTATTCTATGAGAAAGAACTATAGCGGTAATAATGATGGTGAGGTTGGTTCGATACACGTTGACGATTATGCGGATTGGTTTTTAGAATTTACTGATTTATTTCTTAAAGTTTTAAAACCTAATGGTAGTTTTTTCTTAAATATCAACGATAAAATAGACGATGGGGTGATTCACCCAGTTTTAGATGAGTTAAAATATAAAATGCGTAAACAGGGTTGGTATTTGGTTGCGAAACCATATATATGGTTTAAAAAGAACGCAATCCCAACAAACTGTAAATATAGGGCGATTGATAGATATGAGTATGTTTTCCATTTCTCCAACTCTAATAAACCTAAATTTAGGGCAGATAATTGTAGAACTGAACATTCAGAAGTTACTAAAAAAAGATTTCTTAAACCAGTGACAACTATCGGATCGAGGGATGGTGTGTATGACTCACAAATGAGGGAATTAAACGAAAAAGGTTCATTACCACATAATGTAGTAATTGCGGCTTCAGAAACAAACCCTAGTGTTCTACACCCTGCACCATTTTCTGTGGAGTTAGTTGATTGGTTTGTAAGAATTGGTAGTGACGAAGGTGACGTAATTATGGATCCATTTGCAGGATCATCTACCACAGGTATTGCGGCACTTAAAAACAATAGAAAGTTTATTGGCGTAGATTTGGTACCATTCAACGTTGAGTTTGGGACTAAACGGTTAAATCACTTTATAGAGACTGGAGATGAATATATACCTAAAAATCTTTTAGAGGATAAGGGTATTGATGCCAATTACTATAAAATTAAAGGTAAACATATTAACAACCCGTGACAAAGTGTCACACTTTAAGAAATACTTTTTATCTTTACTTATCTTAGGTTTTATCTATATTTAGATTTGACAAAATAACATTATTTAATTATACTTATAAAATGATACCTAGTGCACCAAAATTTAGGAAGATAGTTTTACTTTTAAAAGATATAGAGGGTAAACCATCAGATAGGATAGAATATTTAGATTCGGCAATGATAATAACAGGAAATTATGTAATCATTACTGAAGAAAAAGAAGTTTCTATCGATGAACCATCTACAATAGACGGAAGGATTTATCAAATGGAAGACATCCATTCATATAAAATATATAAAGATTAAAATATGGTTTTAAATAAGTACGAAGAAAATGGATCAATAGAATGTCTATACGATTCATCAAATATTTTGGGTTCAAAATATATTATGACAGATAAAAAGTTGGCAATAATTTTTGGTTCTGGTAGACAATATGTTTATGAAGGTGTCAAATATGAAGATTATAAGAAATTCGAATCATCTGAAAGTCAGGGTAAGACTCTACATAGTATCCTTAAAAAATACCCATATACACAATCTAAAGATACATTAGATGTTACACCATTATTAGAACAAATTAATGAGATAAAGAAAAATCTTTAAAATGAATAGTTTAGATAAACAATATAAAGATTTACTCTTTGAGGTTTTAGAAAAAGGTGTGAAAAAAAGTGATAGAACTGGTACAGGTACTAGATCTTTATTCGGTAAACAAATTCGTCATAAGATGATAGAAGGTTTCCCTTTACTAACAACGAAGAAAATGCCATTCAAAATAATTACAACAGAACTATTATGGTTCCTACGTGGTGATACTAATATTAAGTTTCTTGTAGATAATGGGTGTCATATTTGGGATGGTGATGCTTATAAGAACTATCAATTGTTAATGATTGGTAACGAGCCTGATAAGATTTTATCAATGACTGATTTTATTGATAAAATAAAGAACGATGAAAAGTTTGCAAAACATTGGGGTGATTTAGGTCCAATTTACGGTAAGCAATGGAGAAGTTGGGAAGGATTAAATTCCAACACAGACCAAATCAAAAATCTAATCAACGACCTTAAAACAAATCCTGACTCTAGACGATTAATGGTTAATGCTTGGAATGTTGGGGAATTAGATTCAATGGTTCTCCCACCTTGTCATTATGGATTTCAAGTGTATACAAAGGAATTATCATATAAAGAAAGATATCATATTTGGTTTACAAATAATTATGAGGGTGGTATGGAATATTGTGAAGAAATAATGCCTAATTTTGATGATCCGTATTATGTACCAACACCAACCAGATCAATCTCTTTAATGTGGAATCAAAGATCCGCAGATTTATTTTTAGGGTTACCTTTCAATATCGCCAGTTATGGTTTACTATTACACATTTTAGGTAGTATAGTAAATATGGTACCTGATGAGTTAGTGGGTAATTTAGGTGATGTTCATTTATATGAGAATCATCTATCACAATCTACTGAACAACTGAGAAGAGAACCGCTCCAACTACCGAAATTGGTTCATATGAAAACAGATGAATTTTATAAATCACTATCTGAAGATACGTCTTTATTTTTTCATTTAAAAAATACGGATTTTGTTGTTGAAAATTATCAATCACACCCAACGATTAAAGCCCCTTTATCAAATTAAGATTGTGATTAGATTAATAATAAAATTCTGGATTGTTAGAATTAAACATTTTTTTAAAACGGGCAGGGACTTTGAAAAACTTACACCGCCAACAGAAGGTTATTGTAGAGTATATTTTTGTGAACCAGACATAGATGGGTGTACTTGGAGACACCACGAAATGCCTTTATATCTTAATGATAAATTTCACGAAGAATATAAAGATAAGTTAGTTGGTTTAACTAGAAAAGAAGTTGTTGAATGGATTATAAAAAATAAATAAATTAAAATTGTATGGTAGGAGAGGCAAAGATAGTACACTTAAAGAGTAATGCACAAAAATTAGAGACATGGATTGCAATGATTAATGGTGAGATTGTCGGTCACATTTATATGGAAAGAGAAGATGGGTTAAAAATAAAATTCTTAGACGCTTGGGTACATGAGGATCATAGACGTAAAGGTATTTTTAGAATGTTATGGGAGGCTAGATGGAATTATGTGGCAGATAAATATAGTGGGTGGTTAGCGTACGCATGGTGTAAACCAGCATCATTACCTTTATTATTAGAAAAAGGTTTCGATGCGGGTGAAATGTGTACATATGTAGAAAAGAAAATAGAATGATGTCGTTTATAAAATATACATTACTCTGGGTATCCCAAAATTTATCAATCCCTTTTTGGACTGTGGGTCATATTCATCTTATGACTACAGTGTATCAAGATATTCATGAAATATTGATGTCTTTAGGGATGAATATAGTAGTAGGTGTAGGATTTTATATAGGATGGGTAGATTATAAAAATGAATTAAAAAAATAAAAAAAGAAATGGAAAAAGTTATATTAAAGGAAACAGTTATTAGTGGTGACACTAGAAATTATAAAAAGTATTCTAAAAATAGAAAACCTAAAAGCAAAGTAGAAAATGGTGAGAATAATAATAGGGTAAAAAATGACTTTTTACTTATCAAAGGAATAAAAATGATTGGTTCGTATAAGATAGGGAATAATTACTATATTTATTTACAAAAAAAACCTAATTTTGTTCATAGATTTTTCACTAAATTATTGTTAGGTTGGGTTTGGAAAGATGCGAAATAAAAAACTATGGAAAAAAATTATCAGATTAAAAAAATAATGTTGTTAAAGGGTAAACTACAACACGTTATACTACTTAACTCACAAGGTGAGGTTTTCGAAACTAATTGTTTCGGTGAGGCGATGAAGATATGTGAACTATTGAATACAAACACTGATAGTGGGTGGAAATATGAAATAGTACAAATATTAAATAATAAATAGGAACGGGCGTTCAAAATAACAAATAAAATAAAAAATAAAAATTATGGAAACAATTTCATTCGCTTTAGGTGTGGCTTCTGTATTAGTTGTGCTTTTGGGTACAGTTACTGTATGGGTTACGCTTAAGGTTAAAAATTTAATTAAAGAAAATCGTGATTTATTAATTACAATTAACAATTTAGATCAAAATATTGATCGTAGATTTGAAAATCTGGAACATCACTATTCAGATGAAATAAAAGATATACATGACACTATAAATGTTAGAACTGATGGTGTTTATATTAGAATAAAAGAAGAAACAGAGGCTATTCGTAGAGATATAGAATTTTTAAACGAAAGAATTGGTAGAACCAATGATGAATGTCTTAGATACACTGATTCTAGAATAGATAAATTAGTTAATAACCCAAAATTTTGTCTTAATAAAGATAAAGAATTATTAACTGACTAATAAATAAGATTACGCCCGTTTCTTATTTTAAGAGATATTTATCCATAAAGATTATATTTATTTAAAAATAGTTTATGGATATTAAAAAAATTACAGAACAGGAAGTTAATGATATCATTAACAAAGAAAATATAGATTTATCCTCTTTTGAAGTTAGAAGTACTTTAAACCCAAAAATTTTCGATAAAGATCAACACATGTATGAAGAAATAAGAAGAAGACTTCTTATGATTGCAGATGATTTTTTTGAAACCCTTAGTGTTGATTGGGTAGACATAGACGATATTATATTAACAGGTAGTTTAGCCAATTTTAATTGGTCTAAATTTTCGGATGTAGATTTACATATATTAGTGGATTTTGAAGAGGTGGATGAAAACGAAGAATTAGTAAAAGAATACTTCAACTCAAAGAAAAATTTATGGAACGATAAACACGACATAACAATAAAAGGTTATGACGTAGAGTTATATATGCAAGACACAGAGGAACCTCACGTTTCTAGTGGGGTATATTCTATTTTATGGGATGGATGGGTAGTTAAACCAGACTCAACTAAAAAAGATATTGACGCAAAAAAGGTAGAACAAAAAGTTAACGGTATTATAGATTCAATAGATGAAATATTTTTTATGTATAAGTCAGGTGAATATGACAAAACAATTAGGAAGATAACCAATCTTAAAGAAAAAATCAAAAAGATGAGACAAACTGGATTAGATAGAGAAGGGGAGTATTCTTTTGAGAATATAGCGTTCAAAGTATTAAGGAGAACTATGTATTTAGATAAATTAAGTGAAATAGAAACTAAGGCATATGATAAATCTTTAACACTAGACGAATCATTAATAAGAATTAAAAATTTATAAAAATCTAATTTTGTTTTTTTATTAAAACTGCAATATTTATTTAATAAATATAATTATGGCTTCAACTTATTTAACTGGTACTTTTACAGTAATACACAACACTGGTAATACTAATTTTGATAGTTACGTTTACAGTGCAGTTTATTTTAACACAAACGGTACATATACAATAAACGGATCTTCAATAACAGGTGTTGCAGGTAAAACAATAGACTTATTAATTCAACAGAGCGGCACTACATTAAATAACGGGTTCGCATTATTAGGTAATCCTAAACCTATAGGATTATTTCAAACAGGATTAATATCAACAACAACTGGTGGTACAGAAGAATATAGATTTGTTGACATTAGAACTGGATTACCAACTAACGGATAAAAATAAAAAAATATAAAAAATGAGAAAAATAGTAAATCCTAAAACATTAAAAGGTCAAGACAAGGTAAATAGAATGTTAGACCTTATGGGTAAAATGGCAACACTTAATGAAAGTAAGTCATTTTCTGAATTGGAGTTAATAAAAAAGGGACCTAACGGTATTGTTTATGGTATTGTTAGAGAAAATCACGATTACTTTATAAAAACATCAAATAAACCTTACGGTAAATTTTTATCTGAGGATTTCCAATACGTTGGTGGTTTACAAAATAAGGGTACTGAAAAATATCATTCTTACGCAGAAGCGTTAAAACATTTAAATATTAAATTTGATATGTTAAACGAATCTTATGGTATTGAGTATAATACAAATATTTTTGAATCTGACGGTAATGCAGTTGCAGGTAGTACGGGATATGGTTTTGTAATAGAAAAAGAAGAAGAAATCATTTTAGATGACGATATTAAAGAACAAAAAAAGGTACTTAAAGTAGACGCACCCGCATCGGCAACTCCCGCAGCACCTGTTGAGGATGAAGTGTCAGATGACGAATTTGGTTTTTCTGATACATCTAGTGAAACAGATACAGAAGAGGATTCATTTGAGGATGAGTCTGAAACTGATGTAGAAGATACTGAATCAACTGGTGAAGAAGGAACTGAAGATTTAGGTGATGATGAAATCACTAAAAAAATACAAAAAATGACAGGTAAAATCGGTCAGATGTTGAGAGACTCTGAAGAGGTTGATCCTAAATTAGAAAAATATGTCATCAACTCTATTATTTCAGCATTACACTTAGATGAAATGGATGAAAGTGATAAGGAGGATATCATATCTAAATTTGAAGGTGAAGATGAAGAAGATTCATTTGGTAGCGACTCAGATTTAGATACTTTAGATAGTGAAGAGGATACGGAAGAAACTGAAACACCAGAAGAAAGTCCTGAAGCACCTGAAGAAGGTACTGAAGAATTATCGGAAAGTAGAGGTAGAGTATTTTCTAAAAAACAACTTTTAGAATCTTTTTTAAATAGAAGTACAAAAAATTCTATTAAAAAAGTTTTAAAGGAAAGAAAAGAAATTTGTAATGAGTGTGGTGGATATAAAGGTGGAAACCTTGTTGAGGGTATGATGTGTGAATGTGGTCCAATGAACGAAGAAGAATACGATGGATTTAAAGATGGTAGAAAAAGAATTGATTTGGCTAAACCATACGGTACAATAAATGCGGACGACTTAAGAAAAGTAAGAAGTATGAAAAGAAAAAGACATATCGATGAGGATGAAATGGATGTGATGGATGCATTACAAACAGGACAAGGATATCTTTCCGCAACAGGTGATTTAGATAGAGATTATGACGGTATACCAAATAGATTGGATTTAGATAATAACAGTGATGGTAATTTAGACTTCTCAATGAATTCTGATAATTCTTTTGACGATGACTTCATCGAATTAGACATCAACTTTTTAAGATCTAACGCACCAGTTAAAGAACCAGGAATTAAGACACCTACAACTAAACCAGGAACTGGTACAGATTGGGACAAAATAAAGAGACCTAAGGCTGATCCGAAACCAAAGGCTATGGGTGATGAAGAAAGAATCAGACCATCGTACAGAAGAAGAGGAATGTTTAGATAATGAATTTAGTATATATCAATAGAATTGGACAGAACTGGAAGGGGAACTACGTTTACGAGTTCCTCTTTTCTGATATTTTAGAAGATATAGATGGTGATGGTTGGGACTCATACCCTTCGTTGGGAAATCCTGAACCACCAGAAGATAAATACATCAAAAAAAGTGGTTCTTTAACTACCACATTAAAATTAGATTTAGTTAAAGATTCTGAATCTTTTGCAATGTGGGACGCAGTTGACGGTATAATTGCGTTGGCTTGGGAAAATATGGAGGGGTATGATGATTACCCAGAAAAAAGATTATTCTTTTCTTTCGGTGAGACATTATCTTCGGTAGAAGATAAGTTATACGAAAAGGATATGGTAATAAAATATGAAAAAGAAATGATAAATACTTAAAATTATGGGTAACAAAATTAGAATTTATGAATCTGAAATAAAAAGAGCCACTAGAAGAAAACTAATGGAAAAATATATTGATTCAGTTGACGAGGCAGAAGAGATGACAGTTTACAATCAAGATGAATTTGATAGTTCTTTTGATAAATTAGATAAAGGTACTTATGGTGTAAAAGATAAAGAGGGTAAGATACGTTCAGTAACCGTAAATGAGGAGGATGAATTGGAAAAAGACTCTATGGGTAAGTCTAAGTATTTAAGAAGGGCTACACGTGTAGGGAAGGGTGAAAAAAATTCTAAAAACTTAAAATAAAAAATTATAATAGTGAGTACTATGAGAATTAATATTTTTGAAAAGTCTAAAGAAGAAAAAAAAGATGATACTGTTCACACTAAAAAGTGGGATAGATGTGTTAAAGACGTAGAGAAAAAAAATAAAGATAATGGTACTGATTATAACCCATACGCAGTTTGTACTGATTCTATAGGTTACAAAGGTTCAGTAAAAAAATCACATAGAAAAAAAGACGAATCGATAAATCCTAAAATGAAGAAAAAAGATTTAGTAGAATATATTAATTCTAAAGTTAGGATTAACGAAACACCAGATAATGGTGGTGGTAGACAATATTTTGTAATTAGAGAAATGCCTTCCGCAGACAAAGTTAAAGTATTTAAATTTTTAGAGAACCTTAGACAAAGTGGTTTAATTAATATGTATGGTGCATCACCATTATTAAATTGGACTAAAGATGATTTACATAGATGGTTATATGGAATGGGTAAGGATCCTGAAAGTTTAGAGGAAGAAATTGAAAACTTAGACAGTTATGATGAGGATGAAGATGAGGGTTATTCAGATGGTGATAGAGACTCATTGGAAGAACAATTAAATCATATTAACTATCTTTTAGATAATAAACAAGAGATTAGAGACATTTTAGTAAGGGCAGCATTGGCTAGAATAGAAAATGGTGACGGTAATACTGAATTAAGAAACGTACAAAGGGTATTTGAAAAGATGGCTGGTGACTCATTTAAAATGTGGGTAAGTACGGTATATGGACAATAAAAACAAAAAATATGAGAAGAAAAAATATCATTAACGAAGTAACTAATAGAGTTATTAAAGAAAAATATCGACTTAACAAATTAGTTGAGGCTATTGAATATGATCCTGAGCATCCAGAAAGGATGAATCCAGATTTAGAGGGTAGACTTAGAAGTGGGGAACACTTATTCGGAAAGAGTAAATCAATTCCAGTTGGTTCTGAGTCACAAAATTATTCTGAAAAAATTGCGGGACAAAGATTCAAAGAAATTGTTAATAAAGTTAAAAGATATCACGGTGTTAGAAATATTACACCTAATATGATGCAAATGATGTTTCAAATAATGGGTGAGATTAGTCAAATCGAAACTAGACACAAAGAAGCATTGGAACAATTGGCTATTGATATAGTATCTGAAGAATTCGATATTCCTGATCAAATGTTAGAGGCAACGTTAACACCTCCAGGTTCAGAATTAAGTATTGAACCAGACGAAGATGAGGACGAAGATGAAGGTGAGGGTTATGAATTACCTAAAAAACCTAAAAGTGCTCAACGTATGGAAGAGTTGGAAATGGAGGTTGATAAAAGGAGAGTTATCAATGCACTTATGCAAGGTGCAGCCAAAAAAGGTCACTACATTTTCCATATGGTTGCAGATGAATTAGACGCTTTGGATCCTAGATTAATGGGACTATACGGTAAACTTATGTCATTGGCAGATTTCCAATATTGGATTATCCCTGACAGTGTTATGGGTGGACAAGTCGGTGGTGTAGAAAAAATCGAATGGAGAAAGGCTGAAAAACCTGAAGACAAAGATGAAGAAAATGATATGGAAAGAATCGATATTGAAGAGGGTGATGATATTCCAGTTGTAGTCGCTAAGGCTTGGATTTTCCCACTATTAGTACACGAATTAATTAAAGGTACATTAGAATTATCCGCAATTAACTGGGCTGACGATCATTTAGATTTTGAAGAACAAAAAGAGGTTATTGAAAAGGCAGATACACCTGAAGGTGAGATATGGGGAATGAGATTAGGTCCTGGTATGTGGGAGAAATTCTTAGAATGTATTGATTCTGAAAACTACGACATCAAACAATGGTTATTTAGAGAATTAACTAAGTTACCTGCATCACAATTTCACGAATTTATGAAAGAAATACTTAGTGGTAGTCAAAGATGTAAAGAGGTTGTAGACACACTTAAAGACTTACATAATCAAGATAAGGGTGATACTATAGAAGATATGTTTAATGACACAGGTTATGATGATATGGAAGATATTATAGATAATTTAGGTGTAGAACCTAAGGAAGATGATGTGGAAAACATAGAAACAGACGAAGTAGATTATAGTAGAATGTCTAAAAATGAAATAATGAAATTAATTGATGATGCATTGGACAAAGGTGATTTTAAAAAGGTAGAAGAACTTCACAAATACGTTTAATTAAAAAGATTATAAAATAATAGAATCCCACCAAAAGTGGGATTTTTTATTTATTACCAATATTTATTAATAAAATAAAGTGATGATAAATCAAAGGGTACAAAACGCAATAAATAAGATTATTGAAAAAAAATACGGTGAACTTGAAGATTATATTGAGGTAATTGACTATATAAAAGGGTTATTAGAATTAAGTTATAGTGATGTAATTGAGGGTGTATTTACTTATCTAATGAATAAAGGTGAAAACCCTTTTGATGAGGTTGATATAGAATTGGATTATTATGTGGGTAACGATGATATGTTTTCAATACTAACAAATATTGGTTGGTTTGACAAATACCTTACAGATAATGAGGCTTTCTATTCAGATTTTGGGGATATAATTAAATCGGGTGATAGGATATATATGTTTTGTAGTGAATGGAAGGATTTGGCAGATTTATTTGATGTAGACGATAAAACTTTAGTTGAGGATATATTGGATCCTGATTGGTCAGAAATATTCGGTGATTTTGATATTAGTTTCGAAAATGATGTAACTGAAGTGTTAAGTGATAAGGCAATTAACCATATTAGAGAATACATCAAAGAAAATGATTTTATCGGTAAAGAGATTTATACGTTAGATGATGAGTATGGGGATATTTTAACTGAAGAATTATTAGAAGATAAATACACACTTTTTCACTTAATAGACGAAGAACAAATGTTTAATGACTTAAAATGGGAATTAAAAAATATGTATAGATGGTCTTATAATAGTGCCTCTGAAGGTGAACTGTTTAATGGTATAAAAGAAACAATAACTACATTTTTAGGTTCAGAGGGTGATTGGGATGAGATTAAAAAAGGTGATAAAATCAATCACATATTAAAGTTTGATGTTACGAATATATTTTACCAATATTTAAAACTGTATGTTGAGTCCACTGGTAAATTTCCTGGTGATAACGCTAACTATTTTTTAGAAGTTTTAGATGAGGTTTTAATTGAACAAGATGATGAATTGAGAGGACCGAATATTGATAATTTTTATCCTGACAGTAGAAGGGTAGAAGAGGACATGACGGAACACGTAATTTCTAATTTATAATGAAAGTAATAATTAATAATAGACAACATTTACTTTTGGTTGAAAATAACCAAAGGTGGGATAGATTTATTCAGTATTTTAAGGATAATACCAATAATAAAAATATTGAAGAGTGGTTAAATAATTTTTTTAGTACGTTTGGTTTAGATAAAGAAATTTTATTAAATAATGAAACATTTTATAACATATTTTTAGATTTTTTTAGGAAAAATTTTGATTATTATAGTAATAGTTCTATGAAATATGGGGGTAAGATTGAAGAGATATTTGATTTAATCAGTGAAAGAGAATCTAAAAAAATTTTAAATAGTAATAATAACCCATTAGAAAAAATAAAACAGTTAATTAGGTTAGAAAAAACTTTTCCGTGGAAATATGAAAATGTTATTTTAAACGATGCGGTAGGTGTAATATTATATGATGTAGTAGAATATCTTTTTAATAATAAAACTCCCATTGAGGCAATAACACAACTATCAATAATAAAAGATAAAATAGGTGGTAGAATAGAAAGTATTGTACCAATAGTTAAAGATTTTGCCAATAAAAACGGTATTACACTAATACCAAAACATAAGGGGATTACATTCCAAAAAGGTGATGAATCAAGGATTAGGGATTTAATAAATTATATTAAAGATGTATCAATTTCACCTAAAAAAACTAAAAGAGGTTTTTTAAATCATATAGGACAAACTGAAAGTGGTGGACAACTTTCTACTTTTTGGAGTGCAGCCAATCAATCAGGTATCATACAAAAAGTAGGGGGTGGTAATAATATTACATATGAATTAGGTCCAAACTTCAAAGACTGGGAACAAGGTAAAGTAGTAGCGTTTTAAATTAAAATATATGGATAGAGGAGAACAACTAAAAATATTTGCACGTTGTTTAGGTGAACCAATTTATGCAATCGAAACTTTTTTAAAGACATTCGATTTAACTCAAGAAGGTATGGTACCTTTTAAATTGTTCCATAAACAAAAAGAAATAATAAAATCTTACGAAAAATATAATCGTAATTTAGTAACTAAACCCAGACAGGCAGGTGTGTCAACTACTACCGCAGCCTATATTGCAGTTAAAACTGCATTTGGTGATCCAGAAAACCCACATAAGGTACTAATATTAGCCAACAAACAAACATTGGCACAAGAGTTCTTAAAAAAAATAAAGGAATTTCTAGATCAAATACCTTATTGGGTATGGGGGTTAGATGAGGGTACCGATTATTTAGAAATAAATTCTAAAGGACATTTAAAATTAAAATCTAATGGTTGTGAAATTAGAGCGTTAGCAACATCGAAAGATGCTTTGAGGGGTTTTACACCAACATTCTTAGTAATGGATGAGGCAGCCTTTATCGATAATGGTGCAGATGTGTTTGGGGCAGCATTGGCGTCTTTAGGTACAGGTGGTAAGATTGCACTGATATCTACACCAAATGGTATGGATCCACTATATTATAAAACTTATGATGGTGCCAAAAATAAAGAAAACAATTTCAACGTAGTTGAAATGAAGTGGTATCAGGATGTTAGATACAACAGAGGATTATTTTGGGTTAGGGGTGAAGATGAAAAGATAGAGTGTAAAACTTTAAGTAGGACTAAATTGAGATGGGAATATTTAGATAAAATTTATGAAACCGATGAATCAACCATAGAATATTACGAGGTTATGGTAAAAGAAGGGTGGAAACCTTTATCCCCTTGGTACGAAGAGATGGCGGCAGATATGGGTGACCCAAAAAAGATTGCACAAGAACTTGATGTATCATTTATTGGTTCAGGAGGTAACGTTATAGATGACGAATTTATTTCATATCACGAAGAAAATTTTGTCAAAGATCCTGAATTCTCCGCAGAATTAGAAAAGGCTATGTGGATATGGAAGAAACCTGAGGTTGGGCATAAATACATTATGGGGGTAGACGTTAGTAGGGGTGACGGTAAAGATAGTTCCACAATAGTTATTTTAGATTTTGATAATTTAGAACAAGTTGCGGAATTTAAATATAAACTACCACCAGATATGTTGGCAGAAGTGGTTTATAAATATGGTAATATGTATAGTGCCTATACGATAGTAGACATCACAGGTGGAATGGGTGTTGCAACAGTATTAAAACTGTTAGAGATGGAATATAACTTCTTACACTACGATGACCCTAAAAGTAGAAAATTGTCTGAAAAATACGCTAAAACTAAATATAGTGAAGGGGATAAAGTACCTGGATTTAATGTGGGTAACACTAGATTACAATTAGTTTCCGAATTTGAGGAACATATTAGAGAGAATAAAACTATAATACGATCACATCGTTTAATTTCGGAATTGAGAACTTTTGTTTATAAAAACGGTAGACCTGATCATATGGAAGGTTATCATGATGATATAATAATGGCATACGCTATGTGTATATTTATTGTACAAACATCATTCAAAAAATTAGAGATGGTAGAGAAACAAACTAAGGCTATGTTAGAAAGTTGGGTAAATGTTTCAAAAAAGTCAGTTGAACCTCTATTGTCTAATCAAAAATATACTAACCCATTCTACACTAATACACCAACTTACCACCCAAAACAAGGGAATAATGGTAATAATGATAATGGTGAATACAATTGGTTGTTTGGGATAAGATAGTATTTATTTTTTTTTGATATTTATTATAATAGTAATAAAGTATAAAGATAAAAATGGCTAAAAGAACGATATTTCAACAATTAAATGATTTGTTTGGTCCTGAGGTAAAAAGGGCACAAAATAAATCTAGATATTCTATAAACGATAAGGAACTCCTTAAAACTAAATCTAAGGAGGATTTTGAATACGAAAAACTTAAAAGACAACAAGACGCCTATTTGTCGAATATGTGGCAGAAAGTAGATAATGAGATATATCAACACTCCATATATTATGAAACAACTAGGTTAGCCTCTTACGCAGATTTTGAGGGTATGGAATTTTTTCCCGAAATCGCAGCAGCATTAGATATAATGATGGAGGAATCTACAACTTTAAATTCAGAAAATAAAGTTTTAAATATTTTTTCTGAAAGTAGAAGAGTTAGAAGAATATTAGAAGATTTATTTTTCAATAGATTAGATATACACACTTCACTACCTATGTGGACAAGAAACACATGTAAATACGGAGATAATTTTTTATTCTTAAGTATTAATAGTGATGAAGGTATCACAGGTGTTAAACAATTACCTAATATTGAAATAAGTAGAAAAGAGAATGAGGGTTTTGGTGAGAATTCTACTATTCCTGATAGTGATAAATTTAACCCTGTCACATTTGTTTGGGGTCAGAGGAACATAGAATTTAATGCGTGGCAAATTGCTCATTTTAGATTATTAGGGGATGATAGAAGATTACCTTATGGTACATCTATGTTGGAGAAGGCTAGAAGGATATGGAAACAATTATTATTATCTGAGGATGCGATGTTAATATATAGAGTAACGAGAGCACCTGAAAGAAGAATATTCAAAATATATGTAGGTAATATAGACGAAAAAGATGTACCTGCATATGTGAATAAAATTGCAGATAACTTTAAAAGAAGTCCAGTTATTGATCAACAAACTGGACAGATAGATACTAGATATAATCAAATGGCACAGGATCAGGATTATTTTATACCTGTTAGAGATCCAAATGCACCGAGCCCTATTGATACATTGGCGGGTGCGACTAACCTTTCTGAAATTGCAGATATACAATACCTTCAAAAAAAGTTATTCACTGCACTTAGAGTACCCAAACCTTTCTTAGGTTTCGAAGAAGCAAATGGTGATGGTAAAAATTTGGCGTTACAAGATATTAGATTTGCTAGAACTATTAATAGAATACAACAATCAATGTTGCAAGAACTTAATAAGATTGCAATTATCCATCTCTATATTTTAGGTTTAGAGGATGAATTAGAAAATTTTACACTTTCACTTAATAACCCATCTACTCAGGCTGAGATGTTGAAGGTTGAGCAAACTCAACTTAAGGTAACTCTTTATAAAGATTCTGTTGCAGACGCAGGTAATGGTTTTGGTGCAATGTCTATGACTAGAGCCAAAAAAGAAATATTAGGTATGTCTGATGAAGAAATCAGAAATGATTTAGAACAACAAAGATTAGAAAAGGCGGCAGCAGCGGAAATGGAACAAACTGCAGAAGTTATTAAGAAGACAGGTATATTTGATAGAGTGGATAAACTTTATGGTGACTTTGACGCATTATTATCGGGTGCTGGTGAAGCCGAAGCAGGTGCTGGTGGTGACGCAGGTGGTGCAGATATGGGTGCAGGTGGAGATATGGGTGCAGGTGCAGAACCAGCCGCAGAACCAGCCGCAGAACCAGCAACTACTGAATCTTTTAGAAAAGACGGTAACCTTTTAACAGAAGAAAAAAGAAGAATATATGAAGAAAAAACTAAAAGATATCAGGGAATATATTTAAGACGATTAACTGAAAGTTTAGAAAAAAATGATCATATTTACAATTTAGATTCTTTTGAAAAAGGTACTGATGTGTTAAATTCTAAAATTAGTGAAATGACTAGAGAAATAGATAAACTAACTAAATAAGTTTTTTTATAAAAGTTTAATATTTATTATAAAAAACTAACACATGAAAAATTTTGGTAATATAAAAGATACTTTTAAACAGTTAATGATTGAGTCTATCATTAATAAAGATGATAAGGGTAAAAAATTGTTTAATAAATTCTTAAAAACTATTGGTAATAATGATACTTTAAAGGAACAGTATTTAATCTATAGTAATTTACAGAATACTAAGTTTGATGATTCCACTGAGGCAAAAGAATATATAAAAGAGAATATTGATTTATTAAAATCATTAAATAAAAAACATATTGATAGTGGAAATGAATATTTCACCAAATTACTTAAAGGTGTATCGTTGGTTAAGGAAAACGAATCTTTTTACAATGATATTAATTTTTTAGTGAATACGAATAAAAACGCATCTAATATCAATAAAATTCAAGAATCAATTAATAATATAACTAATAGGATGTTGGAGAAGGAGGAAGAAACTGTAGTTACTGAATCCATAGATTTACCACCTAGTATGTTGGCAAATATTTTAGTTACGAAATTCAATACAAAATACTCTGAAATAAATGAAACTGAAAAAGAAATAATTAAAACGGTTTTAAATGGTAATAAAGAAGATAAAAAATCTTTATTCGAAACAGTAAAAAGAGAGTGTATAAAAAATATAGATAATAAAGTAAATGAATCATCAGATGTTGAGATAAAAGATAAATTATTAAAAGTAAAAGATAAGTTATTAAACACTAATTTTGATTATGAAAATTTCAACTCACAGATAAGTAAAATTTACAATTTAAAAGAATCGATAGATTAAATACAAACCCCTCCGAAAGAGGGGTTTTTTATTTCCATAATTTGACTACTAACTATTTTAATAGTATAATTACATAAACTTTAAAATAACAATATATGAAAAATTTTATGAATGAAATTAGGAAAAGAAATCAAGTTAGATTTATTAGAAAACTATAAAACAAAAATCGGTACCGTAAATAATAAAGAATCAAAAAGTTTATATTTAAACTTGTGTGCATGGGGTGAGTTAAAAGAAAATTACGAAAATTTTAACTACGAATTTTTCTTAAGTAATATAAGAAAAAAAATAAAACAAAAAATAAGTAACAATATCAATAAAGAATTATTTCACGATAATAAATACATTGTTGATTTAGATATGAGGACTTCAGGGTTAAATGTAAACAAAAGAAGTTTTATGTCATGTGAAATAACATTATATCAAAAAAAACATTTACCAATTAATAAAATTAATATCATAGAAAATAGTAAGAGAATAATCTATGATGTGGTAAACGAGTGTTTAGAAAACAATTCAGTTTTTACTTTCCATAAATCTAAAAAGTAATTTTTTACTACAGTGGTATATTTATAATAAAAGTATATCACTGTTATGGAAATTCTTAAAAAAAACGAAATAAATATAAAAGGTATCCTTGTTGAATACGACGCAGGATACATTTCCCCAAAAGATAATAGACATTTTGTGAATGAGATGTCAAACTTAACCAAAGGTCAACCTATTATAGAAGAACCTTTGGTTGTTTATGCCGTAATGCAAAAGTATGGTGTAGAAAATAGAAATGGTAGGATATACCCTGAAGCCATCTTAAGGAGAGAGGCAGAAAACTATTTAAAATTAATCAAAGAAAAAAGAGCGTTAGGTGAGGCAGATCACCCAGAATCTTCAATAGTTGCAGTAAGTAGAATTTCTCACAACGTAGTTGACTTGTGGTGGGAAGGTAATGTATTGATGGGTAAATTAGAAATTATTATGTCACCAGGATTTGTTAATCAAGGAATAATTTCTTGTGAGGGTGATAGAGTTGCTAATTACATTAGAAAAGGTTTAAAGATTGGTGTATCGTCAAGAGGTGTAGGTTCTTTAGAAAAAGAAGGTGGTAAAAATATTGTACAAGATGACTTCGAATTGATTTGTTGGGATATTGTCACATCACCATCAACACCAGGTTCTTGGATTTATAGTGAAGAACCTTCTAGAGAACAACAAATGTCAGAATCTAAAATTAAAAATGAAGATAATCTTTTAAAAGACTCTTTAAATAATTTTTTACTGGATTAATAAAAAAATAACACTTTTTAAAAGTATTGCATATTTATTAAGAAATGCGAAATATTTTGCGTTATTTAATAATAAATAAAAAAAAATAAAAAAAGAAAAAAATGGCTGAAAAAAAGAAATCAATCATCGAAGAGGCTTTACTAGAAGCAAAGTCTTTAGAGGATGCCTTAAAAGCCAACACGAAAGAAATACTTGCGGCACATATGTCGAAAGAAATTGAAAGCATCGTTGAGTCATCTTTAAAAAATAAAGGTGAAAAGAAAGAAGAACCAATCTCAGAAGAAGAAGATGATGAGATTAGTGTTGACGATGTAGAAACTAAAGGGTCCGATGATGAAGAAGACGTTAAGTTAGATCTTGACGATGAAGAAGAATCTGATGAAGATGATTCATTACAGTTTGGTGATGATGAAGATGATGAAGATGAGGAACCAAATAAAATTGACTTAGACTTAGACACTGACCTAGACTTAGATGCTGGTGAAGGTGTAGAAGATGATGACGAAGAAATTGGTTTAGGTTTAGAATTACCTATGATGGGTTCAGATGATGAAAGTGAAGAAATTTTAGATTTAACAGGTGCTTCTGATGAAGAAGTAGTTAAAGTATTTAAAAAACTTTCTGATAATGACGAAGTAGAGGTAGTTAAAGACGAAGGAGGTATTCATCTAAAAGATAACGGAACGGGTGCAGAGTATTATATTAAGGAATCTATGGAAGAAGGATGGGGTTCTATGCACGAAGAAGGTGAACAATGTTCTGAATGTGGTTCAGGCGCAATGTACGAAGACGAAGAAGGTAAATACTGTTCTGAATGTGGTTCAGGTATGTATGAAGAAAAAGATGAAATCGTCTACGAAATTGAAATGAATGAACCATCGGAAGATTATGTACCTGGAGATTATGTACCAGGAGGAAAAGTTTCAGATGCAACTATGAATTTTAAAATAAACAATTCAGATGATGCTTCAAGATGGTTAAGAGATACTCCAGAAGGAAGACATGCTGGAAGTAGACCGATTGAAGATTTTGAAGATCTTGAAAGTTTTGAAGAAGGTGCATACATTGAAGAGGATAAGTTGCAAAGACACTCTAGAACTAGTGGTAAACAAAGATATCATGGTGCTAGATTAGCGGCTAGAGAATCTAGAACAACAAGTAAACCTATAGTTCGTAGAGAACCAACAAAAAACACAGTTTCCGAATCCAAAATAATGAGAGAATACAAAGAGTTGAAAACTAAAAACGAAGAGTATAAAAAAGCACTTAATGTATTCAAAGAAAAACTAAACGAAGTTGCGTTGTTTAACACTAACTTGGCTTATGTTAATAGATTATTTACTGAGCATTCAACTACTAAGAAAGAAAAAATGGATATTCTTAAGAGATTTGATAATGCTGAGACTATTAAAGAATCTAAAAACATCTACAAAACTATCAAAACGGAATTAGATAATAAATCCCCTATGAATGAATCTGTAGAAAATAAAGTTAATAAAACAATCCAATCTTCTAAGTCCACTAATTTGAATGAGTCTACTGCTTATGTAGATCCACAAATTACGGCAATTAAAGATTTAATGAGAAGAATCTCATAAAAATAATAAAATAACAAAATAAAAAATAAAAATTAAAATGGGACATTTGTTAAACTCAGGTGAAGTCGGAAATATCGGACTAGAACACCTAAAGCAAATTAGATCTAAAACTATCTCTAAATGGAACAAATTAGGTTTCTTAGAAGGTTTAAAAGGTCACGTAAAAGAGAACATCGCTCAATTGTATGAAAACCAAGCATCTGCTTTGTTGAATGAATCAACTTCTGCAGACTCATCAGGTTCTTTCGAAACTGTAGTTTTCCCAATTGTGAGAAGAGTATTCTCTAAATTATTGGCTAACGATATCGTATCAGTACAAGCGATGAACATGCCAATCGGTAAATTATTCTTCTTTGTACCTAAAACATCTGATGGACAGTTTCCATTGAATGGTGATAATGGTACTACTAACGGTGCATTACCAGAATGTGTAATCGGAGATTGTACAGATGTATCTGCAACAACATTCTACGCAAAAAGTCTTTACGATTTATATTACAACGATGGTTTGTATGATGCATCTAAAGGTAAGCCTACTCTTAACGTTGAGGTTGGTAACGTTAATAACACTGGTAACGTATTAATCCTTTCAGGACTTTCTGTTGATGATGAATATGCTGCTGGAGCACAAAAAGCGTTAGCGGGTGATAATTCAGTTAGATACCTTAAATTAGGTGTAAAAGGATTTAACAACCAAAACGCTGGTAGATTAACAGGACCAGACGGAAATGAGATGGATACTGAATCATTTTTAGCATCACTTAAAGTTGTTGTTAGAGGTGGAGACATTAAAGATAATAACGGTAATCTTATTATTGCGAGTGGTGGAGAAGTACCTTTTAGACTTATTACTCAAAAATACGGTAAAGGTATCGTAGATTATAGTAATATCTGTACTGCAGATGGTTCATTACTTTTAGAAGTAGATTTAACACACCCAACATGTGTGTCATGTTCAGATGCAACACTTGATGGATACATTGGTGCAAATTCTGGTTTAACTAGAAGTACTAATGCTACTTATTCAGGGATTACATTTGACGTAAGTTGGGTACAATACGCTTCTTTAGAATACTCTACAGAAATGGGTGAGGTTTCTTTTGAATTGGATGAGGTAGTTGTATCTGTAACTGAAAGAAAACTAAGAGCAACTTGGTCTCCTGAATTAGCACAAGACGTTAGTGCATTCCATAACATCGATGCTGAAGCTGAACTTACGGCACTATTATCTGAGCAGGTTGCTGCTGAGATCGATAGAGAGATCTTAAGAGACTTAAGAAGAGGTGCAGCATGGCAATTGAGATGGGACTATAACGGATGGAAGAGAGCTAACTCTGGCGGTGGTTTCAACGCATACACACAAAAAGAGTGGAATCAAACATTGATTACTAAAATCAATCAAGTTTCTGCACAAATTCACAAATCAACTTTGAGAGGTGGCGCTAACTTCGTAGTAGTATCTTCTGAGGTATCAGCAATTTTTGATGACTTAGAATACTTCCACGTATCTAACGCTTCTCCAGAGCAAGATCAGTACAATATGGGTATTGAGAAAATCGGTTCATTAGGTGGAAGATATACTGTATATCGTGATCCTTACGCACCAGCGAACTCAATCATCATTGGACACAAAGGTAAGTCATTGTTAGATACTGGATACATTTACGCTCCGTATGTACCATTACAATTGACTCCAACATTACAAAACCCATTCAACTTCGCACCAACGAAGGGGATTATGACTAGATACGCTAAGAAAATGGTTAATAACCGTTTCTATGGTGTAGTAACAGTTGACGGTGTTGTAACATTCGATATCAACGAATTGAGATAATCAATTAAAATATCAACAATAAAAAGGGTAGAGTTTTCTACCCTTTTTTGTTTTATAGAATATTTATTATTATATTTGTAATCACTATGAGGGTAAAGAAAAAATATGTTCTATTAGAGTCACTATTAATTGACGTTACTAATGAATTTAATGATAACGAAAAAAGAATACTAAAATTAATACATAAAAAACACAAAGACGACAAATACAATTATAGTGTTTTTGATGTTGCCGCATGGTTAATCGAAGATTTTAATTTAGATTATGAGACTGCTTTTGAATTATCTAAATCATATTATTGGGAGAACTCTAAATTATTTAGTGTTTACGAACCATTAAGAAAAAAATGGCCTATGGCAGAATTGTTTTTTTCTAAAATTCACGATTTTACTGGTAATTTAGTTAAATCATATAATGATGAGACATATGGGCAAATAGAAGTCCATTTTAATGGTGATGAAGGTTTTAATGATGTCAGAGACGTTAGATTGTGGTCAGGATACAACTCAATGTCACTTTATATACCTTTTAATTTCTTTCATATTGTAGATGATTATAGAAGAATTTATATTGATATGGATGATAGGGACGCTAGAACATTAAGAGTAGATATTCAGTTTTTTCAATTAGATAGTCAAGGAAATAAACTTGAACATAATATTTGGAGAACCGATGACTATGAAAATGGTAAAATTAATTTAGATGAATTCTTAATTGAGGTGGGATATAGGTCAGGTAAAAGTGGTGATGAAACACCTCAAAAACTAATGAGTTTTAACGCACCTTACCCAAAACCATTAAATGTGACTTCGGCAACTCAAATATTAAAAAACATATTAGAAGACGTTATTCAAAAAATTAAATCTACAACTTTTCAATTACCTTCAGGTGTAGAACCTATAGTAGTTAGTGTAGGTAGTCAACTTGGTTAACTATATTAAATTTCATTGTATTAGTATATGTTTTTACTAATAAATTAGAAGTCAATTTAATATCTATATAGTATTCATTAGGTATCATCCAAGATGTATCTAAAATAAAGTAATTTTTAAGATAAGTTCTATTTACATCCATCCAATCAATAACATTAACTTCGGTGTTTCCTTCTCTTATCCAAACTCTATATTGTAATCCATCTATCACTGACGATTGATTAATAGTATATGGTTCTCTTACATTTACAAATACTTTTCTTAAATCACCTCTTTTGATTTTTTCATCTCTCCTAATACCCGATAGATTCATTCCATATTCTATAGGTAAAGACTCATCATCACCGAAACGATAGTATTCAGTATCATCTTTTATTTCAAATTGTAATGTTACGTCTGGTCTATTTATACCACCAATTTCTATATCTGACCATGTGTCAGTAAATATAGTACAATCTGATTCCGTAATAGGTACAAATAGTTCAATATAATATACACCTTTTGTTTGTCTAACGACATCATTAGATGTGTATGAAGAAAATAGTACACCTGACCCATCTTTTACTTCTACAGTAGGGTTACTGTCTAAATTAACGGGTTCTCCACCTAAATTTGTGTAGAAATATAATCTATTTAATTTACCTCTATAAAAATTCTTCCTGTCGTCTCTAATTACACTATCATAAACTGTTTCTACGAATGGTTCATAATACGTTTGTGTGTGTCTAGTGAAGAAACCTACATACCTTGAAGGTATTACCTCTATTATCTCTAAATCTCTCTCAAATGCAATACCATAACCGTAATTAGTGGTACCAGTACCACCAGTAATTAAAGTATTTACCTCATCAGTGATATCCATCTCAATATTTTCACTACCCTGATCAAAATGTTGTATAGTTATTGTAATCGCAGATGGTGATCCTGAATAAACACCAGGTTCAGTCCATTGTGTCGCCCCACTAGAATATAACCAGTTACTTGCAGATTCCACAAAAGTTATATTATCATGCGGTTGTATACCTTCGTATTGTTGGTAATCGTACCCACAACCTTCATCCCAAAATTCATCAATCCTAAAAAGAATTAAATTAAAAGATGATGTTCTTACTTTATTGTCTAAGGCTCTTTGTGCCTGTAAGTCCCTATCAAAAAAGGAACTATTAGTCATTCTAAGAGTATGGGTTACATTAGATAAATCACCTAATTCACCATTACTATATTTTGTTTGTAAATCCGAAACATCGAAATATATTAAATGTCTGGTGTAGTCTGGTTGGTTTTCTTTACCACCATAATATAATTCCGCAATTGGGTTTTTACCAGTGTTTATTAATGTGTTATAAACAATTGTATTATCTTTATCTATATAAGTTCTATAAACCATTTCTCTTTTATAAATAAATATCTTAATTACTATTAATATTCTTATTTAAAATCTTATTTAAATCAAATCTTAAAACATCTGTAGTAATAGTACTAGGGTCAGCACTTAAACCGTGATAAGGGTGTACGTGTAGTTGGACATATTTTTTTACTAACTCTAAAAACTCTAATAAAATATCCCCATATACTAATGGATGTGCCTCATTATTTATTTTTTGTTGTTCATCGTCAGTTATTAATTCTTTTGGGTTTGCCAATTCAAATGTATGTTCACCGTCATGACTAATTAAATTAATTTTGTTAGCGACAATATTTATAACACTACTTTTTTCACTCTTATTTTTTACAACTTTTAACTCTTTAATTTTTTTCTTTACTTCTACAGGTACTGCGTCAAACATTGCGATACCATCACTACCCTTATAAATCTTAATTAAATCGTCTGCCTTAGTTTTAATTTTCCATCTTGCACCTTTATTAAGGTCTATAAATATTTTTGCTGCCGATAAGGCTTGATCTCTAGATGTGGAACCAATAAAACTGTTTTCATTTTCGAAAGAAGTTTTTAAATTACCTGTGTTCGCATCAGTAACTGTTATAAATAATTCAGTTCTATTAATGTCATTTTGTGTATACCTACTTTGTGGTAAATCTCCCGATAAAATAATATTTGAGTTAGTAACGGTATTCATTGTTACAGTTATTAACGTATCTGGAGAAGGTGTTACATATGTTACAACTTCTTTTTCCTCAACCTCTCTTTTTAACTTCTCACCACCATATTTTAACTGTACATAACCTAAATTTTTATCGTTAAATTTGTTTGGTTGACCTTCAATAGTCTTACCAACCCTTAACCACATTTGGTTATCTTTCTGTATTATATCAGTATTAAATCTACCTTGTAATATAATATCCTCATCGTTACCATACGCACCAATATCTAGATTTGGATCTTTTAGTTTGGTGTATCCATCAGGTAGGATAGACATTGCAGAATTATATCCCTCCCCCTCAAGTTTAGTTGGTTGAGTAATTAACGGACCAATCCAAAAACGCTTATTTTTAAACGATGCAGTAGGTGATGAATCGTTGTGTTCATATTGGAAAACGAAAACACACTCACCAACTTTAGGTAAGGTAATTAAGTATTTCGGTAGAAGTGGTACACATTCTATTAATGACGTATCACTCTCAGTATCATCTACACCTGTTATCCTAACTTGTATCCTACCAGATTTAGTTGTATCAATCACTGATGCAACCTCACCAACCCTAATAATGGGTATGACGTTAGTATTAGTACTATCCTTATAATAATTATTCATTAATCTTCCCCTTTATATCTTTTTACCAAAATTTTATTACCAAAATAGTATTCTTTTTCAATATCTTCTAGTTTTTCTGATAGTTTTAAAATCCTATCTCTAAGAGATATTTGTTCATGTAATAAACTCTCTAAGTTCATCTTAATAGATGAATTACTTAAATTTTCCCAATCTATTTTCTTATCCATAATTTATTGTGCAACACCTTCTACTTTTACTGATTGAGTCGTAGCACCTTGTACTACTATTGGTCCACCAGCGTTACCACCAGTCGCAGTTATTGGTACTCCAGGTGGGAATGCAGCTTCAACTTTCATTTTTGTTTTAATTGCATTAATAATTTCTTCAATCCTTATTACTTCCATTTGTAAATCTATGTTTTCCGCACCACTAGGTAACGGACCAATTCCAACACCAATTTCTTTTTTTCTCTCAATTATTTTTGAAGCAACGTCAATCGCACTTAGTCCTTCTCTAAACTGAACACCTAATAATATTTCTTCTTTATTAAGAGGTGTTAATTTTTTTTGTACTTTAAACGCCCTTTTTAAGATTGCTGCAATCGCAACTAAAGTACCTGCAATACCAGCGGCTTTCGCTAATTCATTGTTACTACCACCACATGATTCTGTTGCCATTTTATAAAATTTTAATCACAAAATCTACCTTTTTTATTAAAAGATAAATTAGTATTATTTAAAGAATTTAAGTTTATTTTATCTGTAAAACCACGAGCCAAATCAACTAAATCTTCACCCTTACCAAATATTTCATTTATTTTTTCTAAATTTTCATTAACAAATCCAGGTAATAAACTTAATTTGGATTTAAAATAATTTATACTTTGTTCTTTTATTTTTTTTGTTATAACACAAAGTATTAAATTTTTAAGTGACTTTATAACCAAAGGTAATAAAAAGTCATAAATTAATTTTCTTAAAATTTCCGCAATTATACATCGTATAATACATTCATATTCTTTTAAAATCTTTTTTACGGAGACTTCTTTAACTGGCGATGAATTAACTAAATAATAGAATAAATTTAACATCATCAAATTTTTGGGTGTTAGTACTATTTTAGTTAATGCAATTTGTAAGGAACTAATGAAATTCGCTAAGAATTCTGCAGATGCAGAATTTTTATCTAAATTTTTAACACCTTCAGTAGACTCACTTATTAGTGCATCTAAAGATCTTGTATATGTATTAATTTTTTCTTGTAGTGTAGATGATGCAGTTAATTCATCATTTATAGATTTTACCGTTTCGTATGAAATAGAACTAGTTTGTTTACCACAACATTTAGCGTATTGTTTAACGCCTAATTTTTTCTGTTTTGCTATTTGTTTTATGTTAGTAATTTGTTTTGAATTAAATTCATAAAAACTATCATCTAAACTAATCTCAGGATTATCAATACCATTATCAATATAATCACTGATGGCTTGTTCCGTTTCTACTGTCCGTAGTAAACATTCATCAGGTAAATCTATCTTATTAGTTAACGTACCATAAATTAAATTTATAATATCGGGTACAACTTTATCCACATTAAATAATGGATTTTGACTATTAAAATAATCATTTAAAAAAGATATAAGTGTTTTACTTTGATAAGTTTGATTTATTAATCTAACATTAAAAACTCTAGGTCTTGCTTCAATATTTTGATACTCCACAGTACCATCCGATTCGATAAATGCAGTTGGGGAGTTTTCAAAATACCTAACCTCAACAATTTGTTTTCCATTTATTGGATCCGCCCAAATTAAAGGATTACCATTCTCTTGTATTACTTTCCACAAAAATGCGTTTAAGTCATTAGTCTCGTCACCATCATAAAATAGTTGCCCTACTTCACTATTAGGGTCAACCGCAAATAAACAAGTCAAGTCTAATTTATTTAACTCAATATTCATCCCAATACCAGGACTACCTGAGTTTGGTAATGGAGTACCGTTTGCGTCAAAAACTATTGTAGTTGGGTCAGTAACAAATAACCATCCAGGTATTTTTGGATCAATTTTACAAGCGAAACAACTTTTAATAGAATTAATTAAATTTACTGATAGGTTTTCTGATAGAGGAGTTAATTGTTCGACTAACCAACTAATTAACTGCATCCTCATTTCATCAAAATTAATACCTGTTACTAACGCCAAAATGTCGTTTAAGAAATCAATTACCTTTTGACTAGGATTTAAATCTGACAAATCAGGTAATACGTTAGGTATAGATAAATCAGGTAAATTATTACAAGTAGTTTTATTCAAAGAAATTAACTCCAATATCTGTCGTTTGATATCGGCAATTATATCTTTAGGTTCACAAACTACATTTCTAAATTTTTCACTCATAATGTATTAATCAATATCGTATTCAGTATTTTTATTGTTTGACTTTTCCTTAAACAATTCTCTTAGTAAGTTCTTATCATCTTCAGTGATACCCGACCCATTTGATTGGGTTTCATCTTCAGACTTACCTCCTAAAATTTGAGATTGTAATTTTGCTAAGGCGATTTTTTTATCTATGGTAGTTTCAATGATTTTTAATGTCTCATTATTAACTTTACCTATTTGATACTCATCGTTTATGTCCTGTATGTCAACACGTACTTTACGTTCAGTCAATTCTCTTCTTGCATTATTCATAACGTTACTACAATCGTTATAAATTTCCTGCATCAGTTCTTGAAGACTGTTTTTATCTATATTGATTTTAGTTTTTTTTGGTCTAGACATATTAATGTATTTTCCTATAAATATCTAATTTTAAAATTTTAAATTTCATCATCATCAATTTTATCTGTCTTAAGTAATAAATACATTTTTTTAAACCTCCTCATACCAACTCTTATATCTTTAGTTGATAAATCGGATATTTCTCTTATATATGAAAGTATAAGATTTTTATTGTATTTATTACCACTTTCTATTTGTTCAAAAATAGATTCCCAATTATCTAAAATTCTAGTTAATGCGTCACCAACCTTTATTTCATTTTCAGATAATTTACCAAACTTCATATCCGCTTTAATACTCGCAGAGATTTCTTCAATAAACTCATCTAATTGTAATTTTTGATCATCAATATGGTATATAAAATCATCCATCGTTTCGACAGTTTTATATACATCATCATATGATACATCAGATTTTAATTTTTTATCATCTTTTATTAATTGTCCTAAAAGATAATGTTTACATATCGTACCAAAATAAGAATAAGCCTTTTTATTCTTATCGGGTTTGAAGTTATGCATTTTTGTTATTAAAAAAGAAAGAGTATCAGAATGTACATCCTCATAATCATACTCTTTTCTATATAACTTGTATCTTCTAATGATGGATTCAACCATCTTGTTAATAGGGTCTTTTAGATATTCAACATAAATTCTATTTCTTTCGCTATACGATTCACTTGTTAAAAATTTAACTACTGCTTCTTCCTGTTCAGGACCAAAATATAGGTTATTCGTTCTCTTCCGACCCCTTTTTTTAGGTTCTTCAGACATAACGAATGTTTATGGTTCATATGTTATTTCCCTATCTTCAGTGAAAAAATATTCTTTTTTAGCTTTGTTAACCCAAAATTTACTTTCTAAAACATCGATAGTGTTCTTATATTCTACAAATAAAGAACCTTCTCTATTGTTTGTGTGTTTATACCCCAATTTAGGAATTACCATAATAGGAATCGATAAATATGACATTCTCAATAAAAACTCATAGGTAAAAGTTAATTTAATATTTTTCTTTAACCCACCGTGTTCTAAGAAAAGTTCTTTGTTAACAACCATACCATCAAAATTAAAGTTCTGAACTCTTTGTAATGTATTATTATCTAAATATCCTGATTGTTCAGTGAAATCTTTTGCCCACACACTCTCATTAGTGAAGGAAATAAATCTACCATTTTCGTCAGTTTCATAAACTATTGGTAAAAATATACCAACCTCAGGATAAGATTCAGAATATTGAATTCCATTTTTAATCCATATTGGTGAAAGTTCGTCATCGTATTCCACAAAAGTGAAATAATCTCCACTAGATTTTTCTACACCAAAATTAATCTGTGACTGGAAATCATACTCACCAGTTTCGTTTTCAATTACTTTAGTGATTTCTTTTAAATCACCGTAATCATATTCTGTTAAAAATTTATTTACATCCTTATCATTTGATGTGATAAATAAAACCTCATGTGGTTTAACTTTTTGATTTTTAATACTTTCAATACATCTAGTTAGATATTCTCCTTCTAACTTATGAACTGGTACTAATACTGTTATTTTTGTCATAATTTTAATTGTTTTCTACTGTTAGTGTTTCTTCTTTTTGTTTTAGTTGATCGTAAGTGTGTTGTAACTCAACAATCCTCCTATCAAAAATTCCTTTATAAACTTCAGATAAAATTTTATCTGATTCTTCTGTACTATATTTGTTTTCCCATTCACTCATACCATTCATTATGTTTTCAGGAATAGCATCCTCTAAATATAACCCAACCATAGTTGCAATAATATCGGGAATAGAATTAAGGTTAGGTGTCCAAATACCATTATCATTAAGATTAAGGTTACCATTCTCATCAATAGATCCCATCCATTCTGGCACCATTCTCGGTATTTTACCAATAACAGGTGTTTTAGTTCTCATAGACTCTAATGGGAACGTACCAAAACTAGATAGTTCATCAATCCAAACACTAACAAAAGATTTTGACAATTCTTTTGCAAACATTTCTCTAGGTAAACCTGACATATCTCTAAATGTTACAAATCTATAGTGTGGATATTTCTGATAGAAAATTTTCACAATTTTCAATAACTCTCTTTTATCTCTAGCGGACATAGCAATAGTTGGTATTTTCGGTTCGTTAGAATTCTTAAAATATTCGGGAATACCTATTGGGATAATATCTGTTCTTAAATTTCTAAATGTAGAATTAACATAATTACTCAAATTTTCGTTTGTAGTAATTACATCACTAATTCCAAATTGTTCCCAACCTTCACCGATTTCTAACATTTCAAAAATGTACTCATAAGACTGTAAGAATACAATTCTCTTACAAGGGAAATTAACTGTTTGTTTAATAATACTAGCAAATGCTTCAGGTATTACTACAAAATCGTAAGGTCCAACCTGTAATTTTTGTGATTCGATAGATACGTGTGGTAAGTTAGCGTATTCTTCACCTAACCATTCAGCAATACCCATACCTTCTTCATCTTCTCTTAGTTTATAATCATTCTTATCATGAAGAATATTGGCATTATATCCCAATTCTCTAAGTTTTTTTACGTGTTCGTAAATTGTTGCGACACCTGCAGTAGGATTACCTTTGGTGTCAATTGTAAAGAAATAAATACCGAAATCTTTATTCTCTATTTTTCCAATTGATTCTTTAATTTTTTCTAATTGTTCACTCATAGCATTTTATTTTATTATTATTTATAATTCTCTTATTATACCCTTCATTAAAAGAGTGTTGTACGCTAGTTTAAATGGGACTGACGTTGCATTTAAGGCTACTTTACCCATTCTATTATCTATTTCCTCATTATACGATAAAAGTGTTCCCACCATCTCTCTATATAGTTCATATTTTGTTACGTCTATTTGAACTACTGAATCGT